TGGCTAAGAAAGATAAGAAATCAAAAGTAGAACAACTCTACAATAAACCAGTTAAGAAGACTTCAGGTACCACCGAAGAAGATCGCGGCGTTCTTAAAGTGGCTCGTGAACGTGCTCGTGATGGTGCTACTTATTGGAAAGATAATTGGGAAGCGGCTGAAGATGACTTGCTTTTCTTATCTGGCGAGCAATGGCCTTCACAAGTACGCACTGAGCGAGAGCTTGAACAAAGACCTTGCTTAGTTAATAACGTATTGCCTACCTTTGTTGATCAGGTCCTTGGTGATCAGCGACAAAACCGCCCAGCTATCAAAGTTAGTTCAACTGAAGTTACTCGTGTTCCTGATGCTGAAACCGGGGAAGATACGACACTTAAAATATCTAATGTGGCTGGTAAGAACGATTATGAGCTTGCTGAAGTGTTTACCGGGGTAATTAAGAATATTGAATATAACTGTGATGCTGAGACTGAATACGATATTGCTTTTCAATCCTCAGTTGAATCAGGCATGGGTTATTTGCGTGTTCGTGCTGATTACTTGGCAGATGATAGCTTTGAGCAAGATTTACTTATTGAGGCTATTCAAAATCAATTCGCCGTAACTATCGACCCTAACGCTAAGAAGCGTGATAAGTCTGATATGAACTGGTGTTTAATTGATGACACTATGGAGAAGGAAGCATTTAAAGCAATGTACCCTGATGCTATTGCTGATCCTGTTTATGAAGATAGTGTTGCTGATTATGGTACTTGGTTTACTGAAAAGACTGTTCGTATAAGTGAATACTTTACTCGTGAGCCAGTAACCAAAGAAGTAGCCCTTTTGAGTGATGGCCGTTCTTTCTGGCTAGAGGAGCTTGAGCCGATTGTTGATGAATTGCTTGAAGCTGGTATTTCAATTGTTCGCACTCGCAAGGTAAAAACATTTAAAGTTTACTGGCGTAAGATTACCGGGTGTGATGTTCTTGAAGGCCCTATTGAAATCAAGTGCTCAACTATTCCAGTTATCCCAGTTTGGGGTAAGTCATTGACAATTAAGAAGAAAGATATATTTCGTTCTATTATTCGTCATAGTAAAGACGCTCAGCGCATGGCTAACTATTGGGATAGTGCCGCCACTGAATCAGTAGCCTTAGCGCCTAAAGCGCCTTTTGTTGGTGCTGAAGGTCACGTTGAAGGCCGTGAAAATGAGTGGGAGAACGCCAACACTACTAACCAAGCTATCTTAACTTACATTCCTCAGTATCAAGGCGACCAAGGGCCACGAAGAGCGCAAGCCGCTCAAACACCAGCCGCCGAAATTACTTTAGGTATGAACTCAACTGAAAAGATTAAATCAACACTTGGTATGTATGACGCTTCGCTTGGTGCTATGGGAAATGAAACTTCAGGCAAGGCAATCATAGCAAGACAGCGACAAGGTGATCGTGGTTCATTTGCTTTTATTGATAACTTAACTAAGGCTATTCGCCGGGTTGGTAAAATACTGGTTGAAATGATTCCTTATATTTACGATACAGAGCGCGTTGTTCGCTTGAAGTTCCCTGATGAAACTGAAGACTTTGTTAAATTGAATGAACAAATATTTGATGAAGAGTCTGGCGAGTGGGTAACTATCCATGATCTAGGTGTTCAGAAATATGATGTTGTTGTTACTACTGGTCCAGCTTTCGCAACTCAACGAATAGAAGCCGCTGAAGCAATGATTCAATTTGCTCAAGCTGTTCCTTCTGCTGCTGCTGTTATGGCTGATCTTATTGCTCAAAATATGGATTGGCCCGGTGCTGATGTTATTGCTGAGCGATTGAAGAAGATTGTACCGCCTAATGTATTGACCAAAGACGAGCGCGAAAAACTTCAAGAAGATATGCCTGAACAAACTGAGCCAACGCCTGAACAGCAACTTCAAATGAAAGAAGCTGAAGCAACAAATAAACAGGCTGATGCTAAAATTGCTCAAGCTGAAGCTGATATGTTTGAAGCTCAACTTGATACCGATGAAGCTAAGAAGAAGTTAGCTATGATTGAAGATATGGCTGAAGGTGGTAGTGTTGTTTATCAGCAAGTTAGAGAGCTTGTAGCTGAAGCAATCGCAGAAATTAGCGCAAGTCAAGCAAATGTGACAGAGCAATAAAAAAGGTTTATTATTAGTTTAACCCTACCAGTGGGGTTCACTGGGCTAAAATTCGTATTATTTAGGATACGCCATGACTGACGAAGTTACACAAGACGAAACTGCTGGTTTTGTCACAACATCAAGCGATTTACCAGAAGTTCAACCTGAGTCACAGGAAGAGCAGACACCAACGGAAGAGGCCACTCCTGAAGTTGATGCCACTGAAGACAAGGGAAAGCAAGAGGAAACTCCGGCTGATGAACCTGAGAAAAAGCAAGATGACCCCGGCACCGATACCGCCGCCGACACTGAGAAGGCTAAAAAGTCTAACGGTGTTCAAAAACGTATTGATAAAGTAGTAAGGGAACGTGAAGAAGAACGCCGTAAAAGTGAAGCCTTACAGCGTGAACTTGATGAACTGAAGAAGGGTAAGCAACAAAAGCCTGAAGAACAAGCTGAAGTAAAAGAGCCTGTTGAATCTGATTTTGATACTTACGATGAATATCTTGATGCTTTAGACAAGTTCGATAAGCAACCTGATCAGAAAGTTGAGAAGGAAACCGACACTGATAAGGAAGATAAGCAGACGCAAGCTGATGAAGAATTGACTGGCTCGCAGAAGACGGCCTTGGCCATTACACAAGAACGTGTTGCTTCTGCCGAAAAGCCTGAAGACTTTGAAGCTGTTGCGCTTAACCCTGAGCTTCCTGTAACTGGTGAAATGCTTGAAGCATTAGCTGAATGTGATAACCCGGCAAAGGTTATGTATCATTTAGGCCAGAACAAGGATCTTGCTGCTGATATTGCTGGTCAATCACCAGCTCAACAAATGCGAGCAATCGCTAAAATTGATCTGACGGTGACGAGCAAACCGCCGAAACCGACAAAAACAACTAACGCGCCGGATCCTATTAGTCCTGTTGGTGGTAGTGACGCACAAGAGAAGTCTGTATCAGATATGTCTTTTGCTGAATACGAAGCCCACATGAATAAGAAAGAGCAAAAGCGCAAATCATCTTGGTAATTAGGAGAAGCTATCATGGCTGTTCAAAATAACAATCTCTTAACAGATGACGTAATCGCAAAAGAAGCGTTACGCCTGTTAAAAAACAACTTAGTTATGGCTAAGTGTGTATATCGTAACTATGAAAAAACTTTTGGTAAGGTTGGCGATACCATTCGCTTGAAACTTCCTTATCGCGTTAAGTCTGCCAGTGGTCGAACATTGCAGAAACAACCAATGGTTGATCAAACCATTCCATTTAAAATTGAATACCAAGAGCACGTTGGCCTTGAGTTCACTGTTAAAGATAAAACTTTAGATATTACTCAGTTTTCTGAGCGTTACTTGAAGTCTGGCATGGTTCAAATTGCTAACCAAATTGACCGCTCTTTAACTATGACGTTGAAGAAAGCGTTCCACTCTTCAGGTACTCCGGGTGTTCGTCCGGGTGCGTTTATTGATTTTGCTAACGCTGCTGCTAAGCAAACAACTTACGCTGTTCCTCAAGATGGTATGCGCCACGCCGTACTTGACCCGTTCACTTGTGCTTCATTATCTGATGAAGTAACCAAGCTATTTAAAGAAAGCATGGTTGAGCAAGCTTATAAGATGGGCTATCGCGGTAAAGTTTCTGAGTATGACACTTATGAATCTCAAAACTTACCTAAGCATACAGTTGGTGATCACGGTGGTACTCCGCTTGTTGCTGGTGCTGTTACTAATGGCGATACTGTTGCCTTTGATGGTGGTACAGCTTCAACAACTGGCTTCTTGCTTGCTGGTGATGTTATTACCTTTGCTGGTGTGTTTGGTGTTAACCCTCAGAACTATGAAACTACTGGCTTGCTTCAGGAGTTCGTTGTACTTGAAGACGTTGATACTGATGGTGCTGGCGCTGGTTCAATTAAGATTTCTCCAAGCCTTAATGACGGTACAGCAACAACAACTAACGCCGCTGGTGACACTATCAGCTTAAAGGCTTACCAAAATGTTACAGCTCTTCCGGCTGATAACGCGCCTATTACGGTTCTTGGTGCTGCCAACACAACTTACGAGCAAAACTACTTGTTCCACCGTGACGCTATCGCACTAGCAATGATTGACCTTGAGTTACCTCAGTCAGCCGTTATCAAGTCTCGTGCCGCTGATCCTGAAACTGGTTTATCGCTATTAATGACCGCTGCTTATGATATTAATGAGCAAACGGAAATTACTCGTATTGATGCCGTATGGGGTGCCGATATGATTTATGGTGAGTTAGCTCTTCGTTTATGGGGCGCTGCTGCTTAGTAGTTAACCCAAGTTATAAAGCCCGGCACTAGCTGGGCTTTTTGGGTGAAAGCTTTCAACAACATTTAAAAGGTAATCCTTCATGGAAAAAGTAATAAATCCAAAAAAAGCAGTATTCTTATTTAATGCCTATCACCCTAAAGGTGAAATGTTCACACTTACTCAAGAGCAACTTGAAGCTAAGCTTGAAGATGGCTGGTTTGATACTCCGGCTCGTTTAGATTTACCAGAAGATAACGACACTGGTTTAACCGAAGAGCAAGTTTCTAACGCTCGCCCTGAAGACTTAGTTAAGCTTGTTGAGTCATACGGGTTTATCGTTTTAACGCCTGAGCAACTTAAAGCAGAAGCTAACAAGATGGCTGAAGCTGCTTTTAACCCGGCTAACTTAACTGATGAAGCAATCATTGAAGAAGCTGAGCGCCGTGGCTTAAAGCAATCTGATGAAGGTGCTGACGAACTTAACGCTTTACTTGACCGCTTCAATGAAGATCCTAAGTCTCTAAACAAAGAAGAGCATATTATTTTAGGTAAGTCACTTGGCTTAACTCTTCGTTCAAACTTTGGTGAAGACACTATGATTGCCAAAATTACTGAAGCTTTAAACGAGGCTGAATAACATGGCTACTACGGTAGGGGATATTATCAGAAGCGCCATGCGTAAAATTGGCGTTCTAGCCGCTGGTGAACCCCTGCCAGCTAATGAAGGTGACGATGCTTTAGTTGTACTTAGACAGATGGTTGACGCTTGGAACAATGAAACCTTGCTTATTCCAGTTGTCGGCGTTGTCGCTTTCACTCTTATTGGTGATCAGTCTGAATACACTATTGGTAACTATCCTGAACCGTTGCCAGTTCCACTACCAGACAACCATATTGAAACGGCTCGCCCTGAAAGAATTATCGCGGCGTTTATTCGTGATCAATATCAAACCGATTACATTCAAGAGATTATTGACGTTAAAACATTCTCTCGAATTAGCCGTAAAACTAACGCTTCTCGCCCTTCTCGCTTTTATATTCGTGAAGGTTGGCCACTAAATACCATTCTTTTTGAATCAGTTCCTTATGATGGCGAAACACTTCACCTTGAAGTTATCCAGCCATTAAGTGAAATACTATCAACCGCTTGCTTAACTGACGTTGTTAACTTGCCACCGGGTTACGAGCGAGCACTTATATTTAACTTGTGCTTAGACTTGGCTGACGAATGGGGTAAGACCGTTACAGCTTTAATAGCGACCAATGCCGTTGAAGGTAAGAAGTGGCTTAAACGTAATAACTACCGCCCTCTTGTTCTTGGTATGGATAGAGCTGTTGCCACACAAAGAAAAGGTATTGGAACATATATTATTGAACAGGGGCCTTAGTAATGGCGCAAATTCAAATACCGCTAGCGGCTAATACTGCCGAGCAAGATATTTCAGGTAATGAGTTACTTGTTAATGTTTACCCACGCAGAAGTACGGGCGGAAAGTACCCTTTTAATTTAATTAACACACCGGGATTGGCGTTCTTCTTAGAGCTTCCAACTTTCCCGGTTAAAGCTCTTCATCAAAACGGCAACAAAGCTTTCGCTGTTACTCCGACAAAGTTATATGAGATTTTTAAAGATGGAACTTACCAAGAGCTTGGTGATGTTGATCTTTCTGGAAGGATAGTTATGGAGGATAACGGTTCTCAAATCGTTATTGTTGATGGCTTCAAAGGATATTACTACGACACTTCGACAAATGAGGTTAAAAAAATAACTTCTGAAGGTTTTTACCCTGCTTCAACTGTTACTTATCAAGATGGTTACTTTATATTTGACAGGAAGGGAACGGGGCAGTTCTTCATATCTAATTTACTTGATGTTTCTTTTGACCCGTTAGACTTCGCAACCGCAGAGGGGCAACCAGATCCTTTAGTTGCTGTACTAAGTGATCATCGTGAAGTGTTTATGTTTGGAACAGAAACAATTGAGGTTTGGTATAACTCTGGTGCGGCCGACTTTCCTTTTGAGCGTAACCAAGGTGCGTTTATCGAAAAAGGGTGTGGTGCTCGCTATACGGTAGCCAAACAAAATAACACGGTTTACTTTGTTGGCTCTGACTTGATGGTTTATCAAATGACAGGTTACACGCCTGTTAGAATTAGTTCTCATGCGGTGGAAAAGACCCTTAAAAATATAGATTTAAGTGATGCTTTTGCTTACACCTACCAAGATGAAGGGCATTTATTTTATGTGCTAACAATACCTAAACGCAACCTTACTTGGTGTTTTGATATTTCAACTGGTGCTTGGCATATTCGCCAAAGCTACCAGTTTGGAAGGCATCAATCTAACAACGCTATTTTCTTTGATTCTAAAACTTTAGTTGGTGATTTTCAGAATGGACGAATCTATCAAATGGCTGGTGATTTTTATACTGATGATGGCGAGCCTGTTATACGAGAGTTTGTGTTGCCAACGGTTAATCAAGGTAGAGATTTTTTAACAGTTGATAGTTTAGAGTTTGATATGAGTTCTGGTGTTGGGTTAACTCTTGGCCAAGGGGAAGATCCTGAGTTAAGAGTTTACTTCTCAAAAGATGACGGCAACACATACAGCGAAAACTTTAAGGTTGGAAAGATAGGTAAGAAAGGTAATTTTTTATCAAGGGCTAAAGTAAATAGGTTTGGTTGCGCTCGACAATTTACTTTTAAAGTAGAAATATCAGATCCTATACCTATTGATATAGGCGGCGCATGGATAGAGGCTAGATAATGACTGATATGACAACTAAAAGAGATCCTAAAAACCTAGTGTCTCAGCCTCCGTTAACAACCCCGTTGTTAGATCAAACGGGGCGAGCGTCTAGGGCTTGGGCTATTTGGTTTAGGGATTTATATGTTCGTACAGCATACAAGGGAGGCAATGCTATTGATAACAATATTGAAACACTTGATGAAGTTATTGCTCAGGTTTTAATTAATATTGAAAACATAGCAGATAATAAAAGCGCTATTGAAGTTAACGCTGAAAACATAGAGCAAAACAAATTAGATATAATCGCAAACACTGAAGCAATAATTCAGAATGCTTTAGCTATTGCTGAAAATTCTGACGATATAGCTGATAACGCTGCCGCCATTGCTCAAAACGTGATCAATATAGCTGTAAATGCTCAAAATATTTTAAACCTTGAGTTTAGGGTTTTTGGTGGTTCAAGACCGTCACCTTATAGTCAGACTTCTGGATATTTGTCTGGTGACTTTATTGTTAACCCTTCTAATGATCCTCAAAGTTATTATCGTGCTATTGATGATATACCAGCGCCAGCCGGATCATTTAACCCAACCCTGTGGAAAAAGGTGTCCTTAATAGATAATGATGCTTATATTGAGTTAACTCGCGATCAAGCTAAAGCCGCCTTTGTTGCTGCTGGCTATGGCGGTATTGGTGTTGATGCTGTCAAAGCGATAGGGACGATTAATTCAACATTTCAAACTCTTGAAGGTTTTGATACTGATCTTATAGCAACGCCTCTTGATGTTACTTACGACAAAGCCAATCACGGTGTCGAGCTTGATAGGCAGGGTATTTGGGAGTTCACGTTAAAAATAACTTTAACTTTTGATGAAGTTAATGCCGGCCGTCAAATTCAATTTAGATCTTACAACGCGACAACCGCAACACCGGGCGGAACAGTTTTTAATTACTTTGTCGGGAGAAATCAAGCAGGGGTTAATATTCCTCTTACTATTGCCATTGATTTACCACCAGCAAACGTAGGAGATTTAATTCAACTTCAAGTAGGTAGTGCTTCTGATACTTTTACTAATTCAAGTAATATCGGTACTATTTACCAAGTTAAGCATATATCAGAACGTAAAGAAGATTTAGGGGCATAAATGAAAGAATCAAATGTAGAAATGAGCGAAGAAAAATCACTGGCCTTAGTTAAGGCTGTTTCAGTTATTGCCACTGAAGAACGCCGTCAAAAGCTTAATCAGTTGGAAACAGCTATGTTACAAGAAGAGCAAGTTGCCATTCCTGTTGATCACCGTTTTAGTGGTGGTATTTATGCTCGTGAAATAACAATACCAAAAGGAACTTTGTTAACTGGGCGAATCCATAAGTTTGATCACTTTGATATTATGCTTAGTGGCGATATTACCGTTTCAACTGATAACGGAGAAGTTAAGCGTCTTACTGGTTTAAATATTATGGAAGGTAAGGCTGGCAAAAAACGAGCTGGCTTTGCTCACGAAGATACACACTGGATTACTTTTCATTGTGCTGAAGAGCGCGATCCTGAAGAAATGTATGAGTTTTTAACTTGCGGTTCATTCCAAGAGTTAGAAGAATTTAATGTAATGCTTGAAAACGCTATAGCGCAAATAGAGCACGATGAACAAGTTTTAGCTGATCATGCTAAGGCCATTTGTTCTAAGGGGGAAAAATGTCAGTAGTTGCCGCCGCAGTAGTAGGCTCAGCAGTAGTAGGGGCTTATTCAGCAAACAAAGCAAGTAAGGCTCAAGCTAAATCGGCTAAAGCTGGTATGGCCGCTGAAGAGCGAATGTCTGAAAAGAATTTAGAATTTCAACGTGAAATGGCAGAGCAGCAACGTGCTGATTTTGCACCTTGGCGTGAGGTTGGACAGCAAGCATTAGATCAAGTATGGAAAGGTGTTCAATCTGGTGAGTTCGACCCCGGAAAATTTGACCCAAGCAAAATAGATTTAAAGCAAGACCCCGGTTACCAGTTTAGGTTAGAGCAAGGAACTGAAGCTTTAGACAAGTCAGCAGCAGCTAGAGGGCGTTTATTGAGTGGCGCCCAACAAAAAGCTTTAACTGAATATGGTCAAGGAGTTGGCAGTGAAGAATATTCAAATGCTTATGCTAGGTATGCTGATCAATATGCGAAAGAAGCCAACAGGAAAAGACAAAAGTTCAATATACTTTCTGGCTTATCTCAGGGCGGTCAGTCCTCAGCCGCGGGGCAATCACAAGCTTCTAGTCAACTTGCTCAAACTGGCGGCAATATCATGGCTCAAACTGGACGCGCTCAAAACATAGCGCAACAAAATGTCGGTGCTGCTCGTGCCAGTGGTTACCAGAATCAAGCCCAAGTTGTAAACCAAGCCGCTCAAAACTGGCTTACTTACAAAATGATGGCTCCAAGTACAGGAGGCGCAGCATAATGGCCGCTAATAGATTTGGTATTGATGTTGGTGAACTATACCGCACCAAAGAAGCCGTTGAAGGTGCTCGCACTCGAAACAAGATGGCCTCACTACAACTAGGTGAAGCAGAACGTGAGATTGCTGAACGACCTGAAAAAGAACGGCTGGCAAAAGAGCGCAATAAACTTGTTACTGGTTTAAGGCAAAAAGCTGTAACTGGTGATGTTGACGCACAACAACAACTTCTTGCTATTGATCCTGAAGGCGGCGCTTCATTTATTGAGGCTGTTGGCAAGATGGACGATAGAAAACTTAAAGTTGCTCAGCAAAAAGTTGATGAAATGGGGCAAATGGCCGCAACCGTTCTAAATGCTTCGCCTGAAAAGCAAGCAAGACTTTACCAGCAAATGCTAACCACTTTGCCGCCTGAGTCAGTTGCCAAGATGCCGAAAGAACTTGATCTTAACTTCTTGGAGTTGTCACTATCTAAAGCTATGGCAATGGATAAAATCCTTGAAAACCCAAAAGCTATTCAAGTTGGTGGTGAAGATATTGTTTATCAACGTGGTAAAGAGATTGCTCGCGGTAAGCGCCCGGTTAAAAAGTCCGGCACTGGTGAAGGTGGCGTTAAATCTGCTGATGAAAGTTTGATGTATCGCCAAGCCGCTGAACTAATGGGTGGTATGTTTGACGAAGCAGGAAATCTTAGAGCTTTAGATCCTGAAGTTCGTCCGAAGGTACAACAAATAGCAACAAGAGCTTCAGAGTTATTTAAGCAAGGCGGCGTAACTCGAAGTCAAGCGGTAACAATGGCCGCTGAAGAGGTTGAAGGTTCCGCTGGTGTAGACGATAATGACCCACTAGGATTACGATAATTACAAAGCCCTTTAATTAGGGCTAACCTTTTTTAAGGAGGACCGCCGTGAGCGAGTTCATTCAAAACTTCCGCATTAAAAACCCTCAGTATGATGATATGCCTGATGAACAGTTGGTATCAGCATTACATAATAAATACTATTCAGACATTCCAGTTGAACAATTTAATCAGCAAATAGGCTTTCAATCAGTACAGCCGTTAACACCTGAACAGCCAATCGAGCAACAACCAATAATCCAACAGCAAGAAGTTGATGGCTTTACCGGGGCAGCAATGAAAGCGCCTGAAGAAAAGTCAATGCTAGAGCTTGTTAGCGATAAGTTAGGTAATTGGGGTGCTGGCCTTGGTGAACGTGCTGGTGACGTTACCGGGGCGTTATTACAAACTATTCAAACAACCGGGGAAGGTCTTGAAGAAAAGTTTCCTATGGGTGGGCTGGTTTGGGAAGACGGTGACATTATACCTTCTGTTCTTGGTCCTGAAGAGTGGGCTAAGCGTGACGCTGAGCCAATTCTAACTAAAGGCGCTGATGTTCTTAAAGGTGTTGATCTTGGCTATGAAGAGCAAGCCAACTGGGAAGGTGTAAAGAAAGCCTTTTCTGAAGGCGGCCCAATGAGCGGCTCAGCTTATGCCGAAGTTTTAGAGTATGGTCTTGAGCAAGGTATTAAATCGGTTCCTGATATGGTTGCCACTATCTACGCATTGCCAGCGTATATTTTTGCGCGTTCTGGTGAGATAGGAGAGCAACGAGCAATCAATAAAGGCAAAGACAAGGCTGAGCTTGAAGACGTTCTTGAGGCCGCTCCTTTTGCTGCTGCTTCTGCTTTACTTGAGCGTATTGGTGCTAAAGGCATGACTTCAGACGCTAAAGCTGAATTAGGCACCGAATTATTAAAGGCTGGTATTAAAGAGCAAACTAAGCGAGTTGCTAAAGCTGGTGGTAAGGCGTTAAGCAAGGAAGCCGCAACTGAAGCTGTTCAAGAAGGTATGATTGAATATGTTGGCGAGCGTTACGGTACTGATGCCAAAATGGATTTCATGGAAGCTCTTGATCGTGCTGCTGCTGGCGCTGTTGCTGGTGGTGTATTTGGTGGCACTATCGGCACTGGTACCGCTACCGTAAACGAGATCAATTACTCGCCTGAAAAAGTTATTGCTCAAGCAATGGAAGAAGAGATTGCTTCTAAAGACTTTAAGACTGATGAAACCGCTATTGATTTACTTGATCCTGAACGCGCTCAACTACAAAAAACTGGCACCGAAGACAAGCTTGAAGCTTCTGAGTTATGGCAAAACCTAACCAAAGAAGAGCAAGCCAAGTTTAAGGAAGTGCTAAACGATGTTGAAAAGCCTGAAGTTAAAGCTGAAGCGAAGCCTGAACTTGAAGTTGATATTAAAGAACAGCCTATTGATAAAGCTAAAATGCCTGAGCAAGAAGCTGTTGAGGTTGAACTTCCTAAAGAGCCTGAAAGCGAAAAGCCAGTTAAACAACAAATAACCGGGCTAGAAGTTGTTGAGGCCCCTATATCTGAAATAAAAATTAGTAAGGACGTTCCTCAATTTAAAGAAGGTGCTGATATTAAAGGTGTAGTCGAACCGCTAGGTGGTAAGTTTGAAAGGACTGGTGTTGCTCCTGTTCAAATTTGGGTTCGTGAAAATGGCGACAAAGAAGTAATAAGTGGTCGCCACCGTTTAGATTTAGCTGAGCGTAGTGGAGAAAAGACTATTCCAGCTCAATATCATTATGAGTCTGAAGGCTTCGGTGTAGATCAGGCCGCTGCTTTAGATGCTGTTTTAAATATCCGTGAAGGTCAAGGTAAGGTAAAAGATTATGTCGATTTCATCAAAGCAACAAAACCAAGAAAGCAAGAAGCAGAATCACAAGGATTATTGGCAAGGCAGACGGGAAAAAGGGCTTTCTCAATCGCAACTGAAGGAAGTGATGCACTCGTTACCGCCCACAGAAACGATCAAGTAACAGACGAAGCGGCCACTCGCATAGCTGAAGCCGCGCCCCGTAATGAGTCGTTACAGGCTGTTGGTATTAAAGCAATTCAGGAAGGTAAAACAATTACCGTTGCTGAAAACTTAGTTAAAGCCGTTAAATCAATGACCAGTGATCAACAACAATCTTCTGGTGATTTGTTTGGTTTTGATGATTCAGCAATGATTGAAGCTGAAGAATTAGCTAAGGCAGCAAGCAAGAAGCAGTCAGAAATTCAACGTACTTTGTCAGCCGTTCAAGGTGCCGCTAAGCGCCCTGAACTTGCTGCTAAAGAAGGTGTTGATGTTAAGGGCCCTAAAGCTGTTAAAGCTCGCATTGAAGAACTAAAAAAACAAAAGCGCGATTGGTCTAACTGGCACACCAACCCGGCACTTGTGTCTGAGCTAAAAGAACCTGAGCAAAAACAGCAAGTTACAAAAAAAGCAACCGGCATAAAAAAAGATAAAACCCAAGAAAAACAAGAGGTTAAAGAAAAGGACACCTTCACAAACTACAACGCAAAAGATAGTGAAGGTCAACCAACTGAGCAGACTTTTACCAAAGGTGAATATGCCAAGGCTGTTAAAAGCGATAGAGATAAAACATTCTTTAAAGGTGGTGAAATTCAATTTGTTTCACAACCTAAGAAGCAAGTTAAAATCAATGATCAGTGGTATGACTTTGACTCTATTGTAAAAGCTGAAAAGCCTGAGCCTATCAAGAAGCCAACAAAGCCACTGTCTGAAGTTGTTGAGTCTGTCAGTAAAAAGAAAGGTAAGGGATTAACTGAAGCTGATAAGGTACCTGAAGTTTACACTTCTTCTTCATACCGCAACTTCAGAAAGTCAGTAGCAGATCAAACCGCTACGGCTAAGCAAATTCTTGATGATGCTGAAAACCTGATCGCCAACAAAGATAAAATCATTGCTGAAATGAGCCAGCGTAAATTTACTAAGGCCATGCTTCAGGAGATCATTAAGTCACCTCGTAACGATTTAAGTAAGCCTCAAATGGTTAAGCAAGCTTATGAATCAATGCTTTCTGATCATGTTATGGCTGATGCTACCTTTACTATTTTTGGTGGTTCTCAATCATTTGAAGAACAGATTATTGAAAAGGTCCGTAAACAAACTCAGGCTGATGTTGATAAAGCTTATGAGAAGCAACGCGAATACCGGGCGCAAGCTGAAAAGCGCAAAGATGAATTTGTTAAGGCACTAACTAAACCTGAAACACTTACTGAGTTTAAAGAGTTTATTCGTGTTCGCGGTAAAGACAAGATGACCGCTGAGCAACTTGCCAAGTATGACGAGTTAGTTAGTGAAACTTTAGCCACTGAAGAAAAGCCAGTTGTTGTATCTGGTGAAGTTGAAGCTATCCCAACTGAGCGAGCGCAAACAAAGCACACTAAAACGGGCGCTGATCTATTTGTCGTTAAGATGAAAGGCCGAGTTGATAAAGATAAGTTCCGTGAGTTGAGCGCAAAGGCTAAACAGTTTGGTGGCTACTATTCTTCTTACTCAAAAGGTGAAGCTATACCGGGCTTTCAATTTAAAACGGTTGAAGCGGCTGATCAGTTTGAGCAATTACTATCTGGTAAAGATATTGATAAAAGCGACTTCAACGAAGCAAAAGCTGAAGTTAAGCAATCAAAGAACGCCGATAAGCTTCTTGATATGGCTGAGAAGATGGAAAACAAGGCCAACGAAGAGATTAATCGACCAAGACAAGCTAACACAGCAAGACGCGCTTCGATGGCTGCTAATGCCGCTGAGCGAGCTGAGAAGCAACTTGCTTTAGCTAAAACAGTTCGCAATATTGCCACTCGTTTACAGGAAGGCGATTTAACTCACTTAGGCAAGCTTAGCCAAGTAACGCAACTTGAAGAGCTTATATCTATTCAGAAGCGAGCTATACCTAATGATCTTTATGAAGCTGGTTCTTTTGATGGCTATTCAATTAGCCGACCTTTAAAAGAAGGTGTTACCGTTGATGATTATATTGCCAATGTTACCTTCCCTAAAATCGAAGTGTATAACCGCAACATTGAAAAGGTAGCCGACAAACTTAAAGGTAAAAAGGGCTTTGCTCGCTTATCTGCTGAGTTAAGGCGTTTACCAACTGGCAAGCGTGATGATCTTAATGTTCTAAGTGAAGAGCAATTTACCAAGCTTAAAGAAGCAATCAAAAAAGACCTGATTGATATTTATGATATTGGTGGCTTTGCTGCTGATCAGTATCAAACTATCTCGCGCATTAAACGCTTAGGCATTACCACTGAAGAACAACTTCGCGCTGCTATTCGTGAACTTGACTCGTTAAAAGTTGCTAAGCGAAAGGCTGATCCTATCAAGGCTTTAGAGCGTGATTTAGTTGGCAAGAAGATTGAAGGCTTCTTTCCCACACCAAAAACATTAGTTGATCAGATGATTGATTATGCTGATATTCAAGCTGGCCATGAAGTATTAGAACCTTCTGCTGGCAAAGGCAATATTGCTCAGGAAATACAACAGGCCGCGCCTGATGCTATTTTAGAAGTGGTTGAGTATAACGCCGGGCTTCGCGCTCTACTTGAAGCTAAGGGCTACAACGTAGTTGGTAATGACTTCTTAGAAGTAACTAAGAACTATGACCGCATTGTAATGAACCCACCTTTTGAAAACTTCCAAGATATTGACCATGTGAAACACGCTTATGACTTGTTGAAGCCGGGCGGTAAATTGGTTGCCATTATGGGTGCTGGCGTTAAGAACTCACGCAAGAAAGCGGTTGAGTTTCGTGAATGGCTTGATGATGCTGGAAGTTATATCGAAGACTTGCCAGAAGGTAGCTTTAAAACTTCTGATCGTCCAACTGGCGTTTCTACTGTCATGGTTACTATTGAAAAGAATGATAGTAATACGCTTGAGCGCAAGAAAGATGATAGCGAATACAAGCGCAAAGATACCAAGCCAGTTAAACCGGGCGCTCGTATATTTCACGCGCCGGGCCATAATTTTATTGGTTTATTCCGTTCAACTGGAATACCAGAACGCCGCGAGTTTGTTTCTATAGAAGGTCGCAAACTAAAAATACCTGAGAAGCCTCAACGCATTGAACCAATTATCTCTAAGTTGGTTAAGATAATGGGCCGTAGAATTTACTTTGGTAAAATCAAAGGTAAGTCTTCTGAAGGCTTTTACCGCCCTCAAGTTGGTGAGATCAGAACTCGCAAAAAGAATGATGTTGAAGTGCTTGCTCACGAAATGGCGCATTACTTAGACTTTTATTCAAACATTACCTTGCCAAACTTCAAGAAGCTTTATAAGGATCCTAAGTTCAACGATGAAGTTAAGGCGCTTAGTTATACCGATGCTGATAATCAGATAATGGAAATTGAAGGCTTTGCTGAGTTTGTTCGCTTATGGCTTACCAACTCACAAGAAGCTTTAATTCGTGCGCCTAAGTTCTATGAGGCATTTACTAACTTAATGGCTCGTGACCGTAAGCTATTAAACCCTATGCGCGATATGCAAGATTTGATGCACAAATTTTACTTCCAAGGTCCTGATAAGTTGGGCCAAGCTTTAATTGGTAAAGATCCGTCATTCAAGCAACGCTTTGATGAATGGGCTTATCGCCGTGATTCTCGCATTCGCCAGCAAACAATTGACCGCTTTCATGCTTCAAGAAAAGTTGAGCAAGAGCTTTCTCGTAAGATTGGTAATGTTCAAGAATCAGCTTGGAAACAGTTTAGGCTTGCCAATGGTGGTTCAGAAGGTATCAGTGATTACATTATGAATTACGGCACCGTTAACTTTGATGATAAAGGCGATCTTCAGCGTACTGGCCAAAGCTTACATGAAGTATTAGAGCCAGTTAAATCAATCAAGTTAAAGCCTGAGCACGAAGGCGATCAGAAAATTGATGTGCTACTTCGCTACTTTGCCGGACGAAGAGCTTTAGAGCTTCACCGCCAAGGCCGTGAAAACTTAATACCAAAAGAAACCGCTAAAGAATGGGCGCGACTTGGCAAAGATTACCCGGTGTTTGAGTCCATTCAGAAAGACTATCAAGCGTTTAATGATCGCATGATGGATTTTTACGAAGAAGCCGGAATGATTACGCCTGAAGGCCGTAAGACTATGAGTAAAATGAACAAAGACTATGTTCCTTTTAACCGTATTCGTGAACAATTAGCTGGTGGCCCTACTGGTGTTGGTGGTGGCTTCCAAAAATTAAAAGGCGGTACCGCTAACTTGAATGATATTTTAGTTAATATTCAAGATGGTATAACAGCAAACGTGAGATCAGCTTTGAACAATAGAGCCAAACAAAGGCTTTATCAATATATTTCAGGTCATAAAGATGGAGCTATTTTTGCGACTAAGATCGCACCTGACTCTAAACCAGTTCAAGTTTACGCTGATGAAATGGCGGCTAAGATAGGTAAAGTTCTTGAAGCTAATGGTGTTGTTATTGATGGAGAACTTGATTTAGCAAGTAAAGATTTACTTACCTTCTGGCAGCATGGCGTTAAGCCTCAGCTAAATGAGTCTGGTAACATTGTTGACTCAGTTATCATCAACGGCAAGCCAAAGTATTACGAAGTTCAAGACCCTTTACTTCAGGAAATGCTTCTTTCTATGAATCCTGAAAGTTACAGCTCTTTTATGAATGTAATGTTCGGTGTTAAAAACTTCTTCACAAGAATGATTACTTTAGGTATTGAGTTTACCGGGGCTAACTTGGTTCGTGATACAACCGGGGCGGCGTTCTTGAGTAAGAATAACTTCAAACCTTTTGTTGATTCGTTCAAAGGAATGTATTCATTTATCACTAAAGACGAGCACTATCAGAACTTTATTAAATCTGGTGGCGGCTACTCTTCACGCCTTGAGGCTATGACAAAAGAAGGCACCGCACGAAGAAGAGTTAAACTTGATGAATTTGGCGTTATGACGATGCCAGAAAAGCTATTGTCTACAATAGATAATATAGCCAGTGCCTTTGAATATGGAACTCGCATTGGTGAATTCAGACTTGCTAAAAAGAATATGAAATCTGATATGGACGCTGGTTTTGAGGCTAGGGAAATCTCAACCGACTTTAGCGTATTAGGAGCGAATAGGTTCTTAACCGGGTATATTCGCACTGTGCCATTCTTAAACGCTATGATCCAATCACAGGATAGAGTTTTCAGGGAAGCGGTCATTCGCAAGAAATACGATGGTAACCCTACAGCATTAGCAATGAAGGCTTTCTTGGGTATCACTGTTCCAACTCTTATTCTTTACTTAGTGAATAAAGATGATGAAGACTACAAAGCGATACCTGATTACGAAAAAAGAACTAACTGGCATATTAAAGTTGGTGACGGGCAATTCGTTAAAATACCTCGCCCTTATGATGTTGGTTTTGTTTACGCAACTATGCCTGAGCTTTTTGCCAAGTATGTAGAAGATGACAAGGGCAAAGAGTTTGCTGACGGTATGTTGTGGACTCTTACGCAAATGTATGGAATTGATGGAACTCCGGCAATGATGACGGGCTGGTGGGATCTTGTTCGCAATGAAAAATGGACGGGTGCGCCAGTTGTTCCTAAAGCGCTAAGTGATGTTGAGGCACCAGAACAGTACACCTCAAACACCGCTGAAACATTTGTTCGTATGGGTGAGGCTCTAGGCATTAGCCCGGTAAAAGCTGAACATATGTTTAAAGCTTACACTGGTTATCTTGGCGGTTACCTTCTTTGGGGTACTGATCATATGCTTTGGGATAATGAAAAGTTTGGAGAAAAACCAGATAGCAAAGCTTCTGATAATGTTTTCTTGCGCCGCTTCTTAACGCCTGATGTTAGACCAGCAACCGCAGCAATGGAAAAGTTCTTTGACCTTAAAGAGAAGTCAGACAAGGTTGTTTCAACCTTTAGACAGCAAGTAGATGTTCGCCGGGCAATCAAAGGGCAAATGAAAGCCGATCAGCGTTTCAAAGATGATCGCTTTTTCGGTCTATCGGCTAACGAAAAAGAAGTTCTTTTTGGTCTTAATGACTCAATGAATCAGTTGATAAAACTCATGTACGGTAAAGACGGTATAAAAACCGCTGAGCTGAAAGTTAAACATGACAAGAAATTAACTGGTGCTGAGAAACGAGCCAAGCTAGATCAGCTATGGAATAGCAGAAATGACGCATTTATGAAATACTATTTACAGGCTGATAAGGCTTTACAGAAAGCAAAGCAAGAATCAGAAACTTTTAAACAATTGGAGAATTAATTATGTCAGTCGCAATGATCGGCCCTAAGTTTTACGCTTGGGATAGAAACGGCAAGCCTCTTGCTTTTGGTAAGCTTTATACTTACCAAGCAAGAACTAATGTACCAAAAGACACTTATCAATCTGAAGATCAGGTTGTCCCAAATACTAACCCTGTAATATTGAACGGCGAAGGTTACGCCGATGTTTATCTTTCAGGCTCTTATAAAATGGTACTGAAAGATGATAAAGACAATGAAATATGGTCATCTGATCCTGTTTCAGCTAACGAGCTTACTGAGTGGAAACAATGCTTGACGGCAACATATATAAGCCCTACATCATTAAAAGTTTCTGGTAATTTTATTGACACCTATTCGCCGGGTAGTCGAGTTCGCATTGATAATAATGCTTCTGAGTATTCTTACTCAACCGTTGTCAGTTCAGTTTATGCAGCCAATGAAACAACTATAACAATAACCGATTCAGTTATAACAACTGGCGTTCAAGAAGTATGTGTTTCAGTAGTTAGTCAAGAGTCACTTCCTGAAAGAAACCCTGATAATGTTGAAGCCTTAAAAGAATTAACGCTTCCTTCTGGAACTACACTTTCAACCAAAGGTTATTATTCAAAAAATGATGGCGGTCAGGCTGCTTATCTAATAAAAACAAACACTGAAGCTTCAAATGACGGTGACGTTATAGACGGGTTTATTAACCACCAACTTCAAGGTGATACTGTTGCGATACTTTTATTTAGTGGTGTTTTAAATATTCGTCAATGCGGTGCTTTTGGTAGTGGTACTGATGATGATACTCAAGCTATACAGGCGGCATTCAGTTACATCAAGTCAGGCGACTCTTTATATTTCTCTAAGGGAAATTATAAGTTTTCTTCGCAACTAACAATGAATACTGAAAACGTAAGAATTTATGGTGGCGGCAAGTTAATTGAATCTGTAGAGCTTGTGGAAAGTATACTTATTACTGATGCTGACAATGTGAAGATTGAAGGTTTAGAGTTTGAAGGCATTGAAGACTTAACCTCTTGGCTTGCTGGCGACTCTTCATATAGACAGGAGTTTAAATATTTTATTCGCTTCACCGATTGTAAAAACGGCGTTGTCCGTGACATTCAATCATCTAAAAAACGCGGAACAGTTCTACTTAGTAATTGCCAAAAAATGACCGTTCAAGGTGTGCGTCATAATGGCTTCTTAGGTGACATTTCAACGCCGCAGCCTGATTCAAATTATTACCCAGTTGTTAATGTCAGCACAGGTCGTGAAAACCACATACATTCTTGTGAAGGTTTTAGTTGTGGATCGGTTGTATTGTTAGGTCTTGATTCTTCATATAATACAGTCTCTAAAATAACTGGTCGTGAAACTCACGACAATATGATTTATAACAGCTCTGGTAATTATTCTAGTTTTATGAATTGCGTTAGTGATGCAAGTAACGGAAGCGGAATAAAAGCTAGAGGTAGAGGCCACACAGTAACAGGAAATGTACTAACAAATAGTGGTGTTGGTATTGATGTTACTGGTAATGGCGTTGATCCTGATAACTTTGGCGCTAACGGCTTTGGTACTGTAGTTAGTGCTAATACTGTTGTAGCTTCAAGAACTCATGGGATAAAAATGGGAGGTCAAGATGGGTTGCGAGCTAGGGATTTCATAATAATCGGAAATACTGTTGAAGCGCATACTGGTGTTGATGGTTTTTGCCCTATCACAGCTGCCGCTGAGCGCGGTGTTATTGTTAAGGGGAATATAGTTCGCGGATTTTCATCTGACTACGCTATTAATGTTAGCGGTATATCCAGTAATGAACTTCCTGATTGTAGTATTGAGGGTAATATTATACAGGGTGGTGCTGATGGTATTCGCTGTCAATATCTAAATAGATCTATACTGTCAAACAATCAAGGTGAAGGGCTTACTGGTGAATTGATTGATCTTAGGTTTTGTGATGACAATACAATTATAGGTAATAACGACAAAGACTCTAATATTGCCGCTTCAGACACATACCCTAGTACAGGTAATATTTTTATTGGGAATAAGGTTAATTTAATATCAACCAACAACGAAACCAATAAAGTTGTAGTTGCCGACTTTGATCATAATTATAGTTATTGGTCACCAACATATGAGACAACTGGTGTTGACTTTGACTCTATAACTCTTGGTACAACTCAAGGGTTTTATGTCAAAAACGGCAATATGGTTTATATTGAAGGTGTAATTGAAGTAAGTGCGCTTACTATAGGATCAGCAAGTGGAGCTGTTATTATAGGGAATCTTCCTTTTACTTCTTCAAATGCTGGTGCTGGAGCAGTAGCTACCCTTGGAGTTGCTAGAGTTTCTGGTTTTAATGTTAACCACCCTTCTAACTGCTGGATTGCTAGAAACACTGATTACATTCAACTTGAATATAGGCCAACTTCAAATGGTGGGACTGCCACTTTAGTTCCTGCTGATATGAACCCTGCTGGAATAAACAGAATAATGTTTAGTGGTGTTTATTTCGTAGATTAAAAAAGCCCGGTCAACGCCGGGTAATTCTTTTTTCTAAGATACGAGCGCGTTTATTGAAAATGCGCTTTATTCTTTTCAGGTATTCAATATCGCCTTTCTTTAGGTCAATATCATTATTGTTTTCAAGGTATTCGACTTTAGCTATACCAATTTTTTCAATTAAGTTTATTCGATAGTTAGCGTCAACGGTTGCCGCCTTAGCTGAAAACCTACCGCCACCACCATTACAAGATTTACATTGCTTGTGTACGTTAAACAAAACAAACCTAAGCTGACCTTTAGCGCCTCGCGTCATAAAGTGGCCAGCGTCCCAACAACCGCCAACTTTCCACCCTTGTTCAGCCTCAACTACCTCTCTTGGCTTTAAGCACGATATACAAGGTTGATCATAGTCTCTAAGGCGAATGTATTTGTTAAAAGCCGCTTGAGCTTCAGCCAGCCATTTTGACTTAGGTTTTATTGCTTCCTTCTGCTCCCTGTGAAGCTTTCTAACGGCCTTTTCTTTTTTTGCTTGTGATTGCTTGGCCCTAGCTATTTGCTTCTGCTTTGCTTGCTTGTCTTGAGCAAACAAAACAGCGTGATCGTGACAGCAAAACCAAGCTAACGGTGTTTTAATACCTTCTTCAGCAAGCTTGTATTCACCGCAATACTTACACTTTCTTTTTTTGTTCGCCATAAGCACCTAACCAGTTCAATAATTTAACGATAAAAGTTACCTTTTTTGGTTTGCGGTTATAGCCGCATTTCAAGCAAAGCGCCTTTCGTCTTCTTTGTGGGTAATAGTAAGTGCCGGGCCATATGTCACAATGGTTTTTACACTTATGGTATTTATTTGCTTTAACTAATCTCATTTCATGGACCTATATTTATTAAGATGATTTTTAAATTGCTCTTGCTCATGCTCAGGAAGTTTATTTATTTCAGCTTGAACGGCTGATCTTGTGATCTTGCCTCTTCTCATGTTGTTGATAAGAAGCGCCGCTTGTCGCTGAAGTTCAATATCTCGCCTTTCATGATCAGGCAACAAAGATAAGTTTGTGCTTTTCATTAGAAGAAGTTCATTAGTTGATTTTCAATGCCAACATCGGCACCGGGGAAAACGTGTTTTAGTGCGGCCCTGATCAAAGCGTTATAGCATTCTTCAAATTCTTCCTGATTCATTGAAGAGAAAGCCAGTGATTTAGCTTCAATCCTAACTTCACCGTGAATATTACTATACTGATCATAGAAGCCAGCCAAGCAAGTTAAATGCTGTCTGAATATATCAAACTGCTTTGACTCACTTTGAAACTCGTTATCACCTTTCCAATACTCAAAACAGAAGTTAAAGAACGCGAAAACTTTACGGTGAAAAGCCGGGTTACGCGCAAGCTTAATTTCAACTGAATACTGCTCGCCTGTTTTGAATTTAACAGTTTTCTCATATTCCATATCGTTAACAGGTCGAAAAACACCACCAGCTTCTTTTATCATTTCTATTTTCATTATGCTCTGCCGTGGTTAGGGTGGTAATCAAAATGAACTTCTTTTGACTTTCTGGCGCAACAAGCCTCAAAAAGACAATCAAATAAACCTAAGTGTATAACTTTTCCGTTTAATGAAATATAAGCTCGCCACTTTCCTGATTTATTGTGCCTTGAAACACCAACAAGGCCTGTTGAATTATCGGCTCGCTTTTTTGCGTTCTTATTATTTTGCTGGCAAGTAACTGATCTAAGGTTTGATATTGAATTGTTACTTCTGACGCCGTTTATATGATCGATGTTTTCACTAAATATTTTGGAACTATTTGACCTTTACGCTTAATCATTGCTATATTTCCTATGCTGCTTGGACGTAGTATTTTCATGTTGTACGGCCCTAACTTTAATCGGTTAGGGCTTTTTTATTTGTTGGTACCTAAGTCAATTAACTCATTTCTATCAACCATACGAACAACACAAGGCATTTTTGAAGGTCTAAATATTACAAACATTGACCCTTTAGTATTACCGTTAACCTTTTTCCCACTAATCGGGTGATAAAAACTAAGCCTTCCACCAGTTACAATTCTGATTTCAGATATTTCATTAATCGGTAGCCATTGAGCGTCAAGCGTAGCCGGAACAAGAAGAACAGAAGTAACGCCTTTTTCTTTTTGCTCAATACACTTGTTCATAAACTCCTTGATAAAGCCTTTCCCGTAAGGTGGGTTAATCCATACCGGGCGCATACCAAAATCTTCAAGATGGTGTGACCAATCAATTTCAAGCGCGTTATCTTCTTTTGTGAAGTAAAACGAGCATTTGTGATTATTGTCATTTGCCGCCGCATCAAGAGCAAAGTTAAATTCTTTGTTCATTGCCTCAAAAATTACAGGATCAGTACCCCAACTATTTTTCATATCAGCGTCAAGGTCTGAACTGATAATATCGTTTGGTTGTTTATTCATTTAACTTCAACTCCTTTAGTCGATTTTCATATTGTGATTTTTTTCCGTTCAAGGCTTCAATAACATTGCTTGCTTTTTGCCTTGATATTAACTCGCTTACTGCTTCAACCTTTCTTTCCAAATACTTAGTTTCAGCTTCAATTTGATTATCAAAAAGCCCTAAATACTCTTGCTTGCCAAGAAAGTTTATTGTTGATGTGAATTTTTTGCTTGCTTTATGAAAGGCAACTCCCATAGGGTAAGCGCCACGAGTTTTATTATTCTCGTGTAAAAACCCGTTTACCAATGGGGAAACGAACAAGCAAAATTCAGGCGAGTAAATTTTATTTCCTTGTTTGACTAGATCTTTATCAAGGTGATTACCTTGCCAATCTTGCTTTACCATCCAAGTTTTAAAGTTAGAAAAGGTAAGCCACTCTTTACAAGCTGAACAGCCTTTGTAAGTCGGTCTTTTCTCTTGGAGCCTTTTTGAGTAACAGCGAGCTATCATATCTCGCCAAGCTTTGTAGAAAGGACAGCAAATGCGCTTACCTTCAATAATTGGCTGTACGATATAATCGGCATCATTAATACCAACACCATGAACTAGCTTTTTATGAGCTTTTGAAACATTAGTTTCTTTTATTTCTTTAAACATGACAAACCCTTATTTATTGCTTATTCAATGGTAAGTCTTTCACAATATTAAGTAAAGATTCAAGGCCGTTTTTATTTTCAAGCTTGTGTTTCTCAAGCTCGATCCTTCCCGGTAGTTTGTCCGGCAACGCTGCTAAATCAGCTCGCTCATAGTTCTGGTAAGCAGAAACAAATTCTTTATGCGCCCAAACCATTTGATCGCTAGTTAGTGAGCAAAGATGCTTCCAGCCGCCAAGAGCTTGAACAGCCGCTAACGCTTGCTTATCTTCCATTTTTAACGAGCCATAAGAACCAATGCGGCGAATCTCACCTTCAATAACGTGCCAAGCAAGTTCAGCTTTATCTTCAAGCGCCTGTTCGTTTTGCTTAGTGGTGCCTGTGATAAACTTCATTATGTTGGCTGGCTTAGGTGAAAACATACCCTGGTCAGGGTCAGCCATGTGTTGATAAACAGCTTGCTCAAATGCTTCAATAGGATATGGCTTAAACATATTCCACCAAAGTAGTGTTTGAGGCTGAGTGAACTCTTCACCGTAAGTTACATTGATAGCGGTGATCAGTTCCTTAAACTTATTTCCATCATTCTCAGTCATTACTTCAACTCCAAGTCTTGTAACATATTAATAGTTCGCTCAGTTGATGCGGTAAATTGTCGCGGTTCAACTTGAGTTTGAATAAAGCTTTCAAGCTTTTCACCAGTTCGGCAAATAAGCTCAATATCATTAAACGGCTTTTGCCTGTCGTTGTGACCCATTGAGAAAGGATCATTACGGCAACCGTCAATAGCTGCTTTAATTTGCTCAAAGGTATAACCTTCTTTTAACCGGGCTTTGATAGCTTTATCACGCTTAGGTGTAAGCTTGCTGGTTGAAAGATTTTTACCCATAACGTCACACCAGTATTTGAATAAATCAAAAGAAAGGTTAGCTTTAGCTGACTTATCTTTTAAATGGTTATTGGTTTCTGGTTCTTGGTTAATGGTTCTTGGTTCTTGGTTAGCTTTCGATTCGCTTTTTTTAGCTTTGCTTTCGGTTTCCGTTGGGTTTTCTAAATTAACCGACTGGGTTTTTTTAGCTTTGCTTTCGGTTTCCATTGGGTTTTCTAAATTAACCGACTGGGTTTTTTTAGCTTTGCTTTCGGTTTCCGTTGGGTTAGCTTTAGCTTTTCTAGGTCTACCGCCCTTTTTGCCGTTAACCCCTGCTGATCGTGACTGGGAAAC